CATTAAGATTTCTTCAATTTGCTCCTCTGCTGTCATAACTAATTTAATTTGATTGTTGTATTAATATAATGCTCTCTTACTTTGTTTAACCACACCTTATCTTTTGGGTGGTAATGACCTGAACGTAATGTGAAATCAACTAATTGTTGATGTGGATAATCTCCACCAATAGTCTTTATAAGTTTCAAAAGTTCCCTTAACTCATTTGTTAGTGGAAAAAACTTTATAGGTTTCCTAGCCATATATTTAATTTATAAAACAAATATACGAAATTAATTTGATATTTCCAAATTAATCGGTTCCATTTTTGTAATTTGTTCTATAAATTCCTCATTTTCCTTTGGATATGGGAATAATGGGTGCTTTATGGTTTTCATAAGTTTCCTACGTTCGCCACCTTTTGAGAGAATATACACATATCTATGTTTTCTTGGGTTCTTTCGTATCCAAAACGTAGATGATGCTATCTTTTGGATTTCAGTTGGATTGTTAGTTCCAAATTTGACATAAGATGTTCGTTGGTGGTGCCAATCACCATCTTCTTCCCATCGAAAATCCCAACTATCGTTAAATCTTAGTTTGTTACCCTGATACAACCAATTTGTGGCTTGATATATAGTACCACAATGTCCTTCTTTCGGGTCTGAATATGATATTAGTGCTTTAATGTTTGGTACATTTTCTCTTAACCAATCAAATGTTTGAGATAGGAACCAACTTTCAATATTAGAACCATAACCATCAAATACAAATAATCGAGTTAATTCTAATACCTCATCCCGTTCTAATAGGGGTGTAATTGATTGCCCAGCACTTCTACCTATTGGGTCACCATAACAAGCAACTCCAATTAATTTATCTTCTACATTACTAAAGAATGTATGCTCTTCTACTTCAGAGGTAAATAAACCAATAGCATAGGATACTTTAGTCCACAAACCACTATAATGATTGTTTACTATAATATCCTTTGCTACCGATTTGGTTATTAATCTAATTGATAGCTTTGAAGTATCGCAATATTGTTTGTTTTCTTTCATAAACTACCAGTCCAAAATTCATTTAAGTGTGTCCATGTCTCATTTCTCACAATTCTTAGAATATTGGCTGAGGAACATTTGTTGTTTTGAGCAATTACTCTAACATTTCGGTGTCCCATTTTCCATAACCTTCTTATTTGTATAACCTGCTCATCTGTCAATTTTGATGACGGGTGAGACTGACCTCTTAGTATTGGCATTTTTTTATATTAATTTTTCCATTCATTAATTGCGTTTGTATATGCCATTTCAGATTGAACTCCAGAAAATCGTTGTACTTCTTTTCCGTTTTTTTCAATAACCACTAATGGAATACTACGAACTGAGTATTGAGATGCTGCCTCAAAATCTTTATCAACATCAATATCTCTAAAAGTAACATCACTATGTTGTTCTTTTAATCGTTCAATCGTTGGTGTTAACATTTTACACGGTCCACACCAAGTTCCATAAAATTTCTTTACTTCTAACATCTTCTTTTTGTTTTAATTGTTTATTCTATCCATCACAACTCAAGCAATCAATATCCATTGCTCTATCAGCAATATCACCTCTGAGTACTGATTCAGTTCTCATATAATAAAGTGTTTTAACACCTTGCTTCCATGCTTCCATACTTACAGTATGTATCCATTTTGGTGTTGCGGTAGATGGGAATGCCAAATTTAATGAAACCGCTTGGTCAATATACTGCTGTCTAATTCCAGCTTGTCTAACCAATTCTAATTGATTTATTTCTTTGAATGTTTTAAATACATCCTTAATATTAAATGATTTTTCGTAATCTAATTCAGATATATCTTCTTTCTTTAATACTTTACCATTTAAGAATCTCCATTCATTCAATTCATTAATATCCTGAATTGAACCTCCATCTGCCATAATTTTATCCCAAATTTCTTTTGTATTGATTCCTATTTTTTTAAAAACCCTTTCCAATTCACCATTCTTACGAATAAAAGTTCCTTTAGCAGTTTGTTCCGTAAATACGTTAGCTGCCCAAGGTTCAATACCAGCAGATACATCACCACTCAATTTAGAGTTTGATACCGTTGGTGCAATTGCTCTTAAGTGTGTATTTCTAAACCCACTATCTCTACACCATAAAGGTTCACCCAATTCAACTGCCATATCTCTACTTGCTCTTTCAGATTCAATCTTTAATTGAGAGAAAATCTTACGAGTTTCAAATTGTGCAATCATTCCTTCAAATGGAATACCCCTTTGTTGTAAATAAGTGTGCCATCCTAATACACCTAATCCCAATGCTCTACCTTTTTCAGCAGAACGAACTGAGTTTTCAAATCCTTTTAAGTTTTTAGCTTTTTGGATAAATTCTGAAAGAACTCCATCTAAAAACCAAGTTGCGGTATATACTAAATCAGTATCTTTCCACTCATCGTACTTAGCTAAGTTTAAAGATGATAAACAACATACAAATGAATGTGATTCATCAGTATGAAGAGCGATTTCAGAACATATGTTTGTCATATGAACTTTCAATCCATTAACTTTGTACATCTCTGGGTTTTGTTTATTAACATTACCCTTAAACATAATATAAGGTTCTCCAGTTGCTTTACGTTTCTGAAGTAATTTACCCCATTTTCTACGAGCTTCTTCATCTCCGTTTTCCAACTTTCTCATAAACTTATCACCTACTACTGCACATTGGTGTAGGTTAAGTGATTGGCGATTTACATCACCTTTTGGTTCTCTAATCTCTAACCAATCTTCAAAATCTTTATGGTCAATGTTTAGGTTAACAGATGCTGCTCCCCTACGAACTGAACCCTGATTTGTGGCAAGTATGGTTGAATCATAGATTTTTGTAAATGGAATTACACCATCAGATGTTCCATTTCCAGTAATTTGTGCTCCAGCTGGTCTAATTTGATTAATACCAATTCCAACCCCACCACCATGTTTTGCTAATAACATTAGTTCTAAATTCTTAGTACCAATATCAAATATTGAATCAGCTACATCAATTCCGAAACAAGATATAGGTAAACCCCTATCAGTTCCAGTGTTTGATAAAACAGGTGTAGCCAAGTTTAACCAACCTTTCCAAATGTAATCAAAAAACTTTGATGCCAATTGTGGTTTGTTTAATCGTTGTGCTACTTTAGTAGAAACTCTCCAATATGCATCTTTTGGTTTCTCTCCAGCTAGCAAAGACCCTTTACTAATAGTTTTTACATAGATTTCGGTATTTCCCCATTCTGGAAAATCTACTCCCAATTCCCAACCTAAATCTTCTCCGTAATTTTTAGCCATTTTAATTCTCTTCTTTTATGAAAACACCATTAACAGTATTTCCTTTTCTATTCTTAATTTCATTCCAAGCATGCTCTAAACATTCAGCTGGTTCTAATCCCAACTGATATGCTAATATGATTAATGTTACAAATGTATCACCAATCCCATCTTGGATTTCTTCTGTTTTTTTGTTCTTTGCGATTGCTCCAGCGGTTTCACCCAACTCTTCCATCACTTTCATCAATTGTTTGGGTGCGTTTTCTGCTTTTAGGATATCCTTAGCATCAGCCCATCCTTTTACGTTTTGTATTAATTCATCAAAATTCATAATATTGTGCTATCTAAATCGTAGGTTCCGAATAATTCTTCACCTGCTTTAATGTGTGTAATTGCTATTTTATTTTGAGTGTTGAAGTTAGCCCTTTCAACACCTAATGTGTTTGTATATGCCAATGGATTTACTAAATTAAAATATCCATCATTATATAATTTAAACCATACAAAGGGGTATTCACCCCTTTTATTTTCGTATGATTTAAGTATTATGCGTTTAACATATATTGGTAGTTGTTCAAATTCTAAATGGGTTATTGTATATGTTCCAGTTTCCCCATCCCATCTTTCAAATAATGATTCACCGGCTTTGATATCTCTAAGAGCAAATGTACCAATTCCATGTATTGGGCTTGGTGCAATATCAGTTTTGATGCAATTATTTAAATATGTGAATGTACTCATACTACAAATATACGAAATTTATTTGATTAAACCTAATGTTTATTAAAATAAATCTCCCCAATCTTCCCCTTCATTAGCCTTTGAATAATCAGTAGGTCTAATAGCGAAGAAATCAGTATGTGTAGTACCACCAGTTAAGTGATAGAACCATTCTAAATTATCAGCTTTCTTAGAGTTGAATTCGAAAATACCATCATAACCTAATTCTCTAAGTTTGGTATTTGTTCTCGCTTTAATAAATTCTTTCAAATCTGATGATTTTAGATTTTCTAAATCACCATTTTCAAACATCTTATCAATAAAATGAGATTCTAATTCTACGATTAGTTTAGCTGCTTCTTCGATTGATTCTTTACTAGCTTCCTTTAATTCAGGAAACTCTTCACACATATGATTGAACAATTGACAACCCATCTTAGAATGTAAGGATTCATCCCTTACAGACCATTTCATTTGTTGTCCTATACCTTTCAATAGATTTCTCATTTGGAACGAATATAGAACCGCAAATGATGAATAGAGCGATACTCCTTCAGCGAATGCTGAAAAGATTGCCAAACTTCTTGCTACTTCCTGTCTTGCTATCGGATTTGTTTCCAAATCGTTATGTGTCCAATCAGCTGTAGTAGAAGTTAAGAGTTGGAATTTCTCAGCAACTGCAGGTTCGTGCAAAAATGCTGAGAAATCATCTAACCCTAATGTTTCATTTAGATATGAATATGCGGTTGCATGAATTGTTTCTTGTGAACCAAACATCATAGCCATCTGCTTAATTTCATGCTTTGGAAACCATTTGGTTACCATCGTAGTCCAATAATCAGATACAGCACATTCAGTTTGAGCAAAACCCAATAGAATGTTACCAACCAAATGTTTTTCATCAGATGTAAGATTTTCATTCCAATCTTTAACATCACCCTGCATTGAGATTTCAGTATGTAACCAAAATGCCTGAGCTTGTTTTAACCAGCCTTCTTCATAATACACTGGAAATTCAAATGGTTTGTAGGGTATTCTTTCAGTAAATAATTTGCTCATAGTTTTAACTCTATTATTTAGTTTCCTCTATGGATACTTTTCTATAATCAGTTACCAATTTTTTAATCTCACCAATAGCTTTTCTAGCTCTTGATTTAGCAGCTTTGGTTGTACCATTGTGCTCTTTTTCAAATTGAGTGTATAACTCTTTAATTTGTTCGAAAATTTCTTGCGAATTTGCCATAATCTTTATTTTGTTTTTAATTGTTAAGTCCAACCATTTTTTCAGTTGGGTGATTATAACTATTGTATATATTGAAAAAGAATTCAATTTACAAAGTTAATTTTTTTATTTTTTTGTTTGGTATTTTTACATACCACATATTGATTGATTGAGTATTATCCAAAGTTATCTACATATTTTTTATGTAATAATTTCTTCTCCATAATCGCCCCATCATTACTTTCTTTTGATGTAATAATTCCATCAGATGATGATGCTTCAAATACTTCAATTGAACCAATATTAGTATCCATTTTAGATGGGAATGTTAATCCATCCGGTCCGAATCTATTCTTCATCACGTGAAATCTAGCGGTGTTGTTTAATTTATCTTTAGATTTTCTACTGATACTCATAATGAAATCTGCGTTCATAACTTTAGCGTATGAATCAGCCACTTTATCAGCTTCAATAACTTCACTATCAATTGCCGAACGATTGGTTTGAGATGCTGTCCAAACGGGTATTCCTAACATACCACCCATTCCTCTTAGTTCAATATAAACACCACCTTGCTCACCATAAGTTGATTCTGATTTGTTTGTAGTAGAGAGTAGTAAATCAGCGTAATCAATAATAACTAAATCCGGTTTATTACCCGCAGCAGTCATCTTTTCAATGTGAGATTCGATGTTTCTAGCTGATATACCCTTTGGTGGAAAATACTTAATGAGTAATCTACCTTTTAGTTTTTTAATCTTTTGAAGTACATCCTCTTTTCTATTTTTTAAATCCCCAGATGGGATTTGTGTGAATACAGTATCATATCGCTGTCCTACATAATGTTCGGATAATTCTAATGAATAATGTACTACATTCATTCCAGCTTTCACAGCAGCCGCTCCAAGTGCACATAGTACCCAAGTTTTACCAACTCCTGATGGTGCAACTATTACTCCCAATTCACCGGGTCCTAATCCACCATCCATTAACCCATTAATACAATCCCAAGAAGTTGGTACAGTTGTTCTATTTAAATCTTCACTACGTTCTTCAAAATCTAAAACGTAATCTAAACCCAAATCAGTATCAACTCCAACTTTCATTGCTTTATCTACTAAATCTTTAATTCTATCATAAGAACCAGCTTTTAATAAATCAACGGATTGTACAATTGCTTCTTTAAGATTCTGATTGATGCAAAAGTTAGAAAATTCTTTTTTTACATAATCCAAGTCATTATCACCTAATTGGGTAAATGCCAATTTAAGTTGTTCAACAATTCGTTTCTGCATTCCAGAATCTTCCATTTTTGAAATTTCAACTTTAAACACATCTAATGATGGTGTACGTTTGAAATCATCATAATATTCCATTATCTCCTCAACAATCCATTTGTTTGCTTCGGATTCAAAAAACTTAGGATGTATAACCTCTCTGAGCGTATCTAATAAACGAACATCAGCAATCAAACAAGATAAAACTTTTGTTTGAAATGATTGTCCGTATTTAGATAGTGTGTCTGTATTTTGCATGTATATAACCTATTTGTTTCCACAAAGATATAAAAAATTTGTGATAAAACCTAATTTATTTTATAATAATGTTGTGGAATGTCGATTGTAACCAATCATTAATGTCTCTCCAATTTTGTAAAACCTTATATTTGTTACCAACTTTAAGGAATTCTAATTTATTGAATGCAACATCATCTTCTCTGAATCTATCAATTATCTTAAGCTTTTGATTTGTTGGTATATGTGGTTCTTTCAACTCCATTAATCGCTTATTCATAAGGAGTTGTTCCCTTGCTTCTAAAATATCATTATAAAGTTTGATTTTACCCAATTTACCTTCACACATTTGAAACAATTCATCATGCGTAATAAGTCTATCTTCAGATAGTTCAGGAAATCGTTTAAGAAGTGTTTTGATACCACATCCTTTAATACCCGGAATGTTATCGGACTTATCCCCATCTAATGTACGATATAATAGGAGATTTTCAGGCCAAATTTCAAATTCATCAAATACAACTTGTCTATTATATAGTTTCTTTTTAGTTGGTGAAAATACACTAACTTTATCAGAAACTAATTGTAGGAAATCTTTATCAGTTGAAACAATTACAACTTCACCATCATACTCATTTTGAGTATATTGGGTTAAATATGCAATAGTATCATCTGCTTCAATTCCATCGTAAATCATTGTTTGAACTGGTAGATAATCCAACATATCATTCAGCCATACAAATTGTTGCCTCATTGATAATCGTTCATCCTCTTCACTCATCATCTCACCATAGGTGCGATTAACTCTAAATCTATTCTTCTCTCTACCAGCTTTATATCCTTCGTGGATTTTCTTTCTGGATTCAGAACCATTCTTACCATCAAAAGTTACAATAACTCTCGTTGGGTTGAATTCTCTGATTTGATATCCAATTGATTTTAATGAACCAATAACTCCACCCGTATGGTCACCATCCTCATTCATTGTAGGATTAGTTGTCCAGCTACGGATGAAGGTATTAAGTCCATCAATGATAAGAACTCTACTGTTTCTCTCTCTTAGGTGGTTTGTTTTGTGTTCCTCACTCACTTTATTGAGGATATCTTTATAGAGTTCTTTCATTAGTTAGTTTTATCAGAGTTAAAATAAGTTTCTATTGCTTTCAATCTATCATCTGCATCTACCAACATTTGAAGAGCTTCTTCAGCGTTGTTATAGAAATCATTTGTAGAATGGTCACCAATTCCAGCTGGATTCTTTTCTAATAATTCTAATGTAAGTAGTGCTTTTGCTCTATCGGCTTGTGCACTTGTTTTTAACATTTCTTTCAATCTACTCATAACATATTTTTTATAATTTAATCCCCGATTACCTCAGAATCTACTACCAAATTATCGGTATCCATTGAATCCTTTTTATATTGTAAGATTGTTGCTTCACAAATTCCTTTGTAAATTTGTTCTCTAATAGAGTCATTATCTTGTAATAATTTTGGGAAATCTTTAGATTGATATTTGATAATTTCACCAGTATCAATATCGGTGTACTCATACCAAGCACCAGTTTGTTTTACCAAACCATGCTCTTTCATTTGCGCCAACCATGCTCCATAGTTATCGATTCCTCTATCAAAGAAGATATCGAAATCAGCGGAACGTAATGGTGGACCCATACGATTTTTAACAACCTGACAACGTACTTTGATACCTACGATTCTATCGTTACCATTTTCCTTTGCCTTAATGGTTCCCATACTCTTTAATCTTAAACGAACCGATGCGTGGAAAGCGATTGCTTTACCACCAGAAGTTGTCCAAGGGTCAGAGAATGGCATAGCGTTCATCTTCTGTCTTAATTGATTTGTGAAAACCAATGTGATTTTCTGTCTACCAATTAAGTTTGTGATTTTACGCATTGCCTTTGAGATAATAATTGCTTTATCGGTTGCGTATCCATCTTTACCATAATCTGCTTCCATCTCCTTTTCAGTTGATGCTGCTGCTACTGAATCCACTACGATTGTTACGAGTTTATCTTTCGATGCTACTCGCACTTTCTCAATAATGATTTCGGTGTATTCGAAACATTGTTCTACTGTCTCAGCCGCTACATATAGTAATTTAGATACATCTACTCCAATTGCCTGTAAGAACTCTCTACTGACCGCATTTTCGGTATCTATTAGAACCGCAACACCACCTTGCTTTTGTGTTTCAGCAAGGAGGTGAGCAGATACTAATGATTTTCCAGATTGTTCAAGTCCAGTAATTTCGGTGATTCTACCAATAGGTAATCCACCATAAGGTCGATTAGAAATGGCAACATCTAGCATTGATGCTCCAGTTGATACCCACCCACTCACGTCGGTTGGGGAATCTCCGGCATCCAAAAAGAATGCTACTCTTTGGTCTTTGGATTGTTTGTTTAGGGAATCAGCAAGAACACTTGCTAAATCCACCTCTTTCGATGTTTTTGCCATATAACTTTTTAGTTTTTAGTTGTTGAATAAGTCATCAAATGCTGATGCTACATCATCCATTTTCTTACGTTCCTCAACTGCTGGTGTAGCGGCGAATGCTTCATTTTTAATTGGAGCTGCTGCTGGTGCCGATTGTGGAGCCGGAGCCGGTGTTGATAATGTTGATTGTGAAGTTGATTCAGAACCTTCATCACCAGTTGGATTCAACCACCCTTCTAATACACCTTTTAATTCAGCGTAAGAAAGTTCCTGATAGATATCAGTAATGTTAGTTTGACCTTCCATTGCTGCTTTCAATTTTTCAGAATCTTCCAAAATAGGAGTTTGAGTTGGTTTAACTCTAATTGTAGTTACAGGATAAGAAGTTCCTGCATCTTCAGCTGATACATAATCAATAGTGATATCTCTACCAGTTGTTGGGTCGGTAATATCTCCATAATCTGGGTCAGCGATGTAACCTAAGATTTCCTGATAAACCGTCTTACCAAATCCCCAAAATTTAACTCCTTCGTTTTCTTCACCTCTTACAATAACAGGTACGAATGTTCTCAACTTCGGTTCCATTTTCTTAGCAGCTTTCCAATCTTCCTTATCACCCATTCGTTTAAGTTTGTCAGCAAACTCAACAATTGGGTCAGGTCTTCCGAAAGACATCGGAGATAGATAAGATTTGTTGTTAATGTTGTAGTGGAAATAAAGTTCGATAAAAGGATTTTCTTTGTTGAACTTGTAAGGTACGATTCTCACTTGAGTCTTACCATTTGCTGGTTTCCAAAGATTGTTTTTTGTACTTCCAGTGTTTTGTAGTTTGTTTAGTCTACCTCTAATTGCATCTAAATTAATAGCCATTGTTTTTTGTTTTAAAAGTTTATAATTAAGTTTTAATGGTTTTATTATGGTGTCTTTCCTACACCTTATATAAATATCAAAAAACCAAGTTTTAAGATGGTCTTATCCATTTATTTATACAAATATACGAATAAAATCTGATACTTCCAAATTTTATCCGTAATATTATTTTTTAGTACGATGGTTTGTCAATGCGTTGATTATATTAACCAATCGTTCAATTTCTTTATCTTTATTACTGATGATATCCATCAATGTAGGTTCAATTGAATTGAGTGCTTCTATCTTTGCTTCCACTCTTGCCAACTCAATACCTCTTATTTCTTTAGTTGAATGAAATTCATGTTCATATTCTCCCAATTGTCTATGACATTGAATTTCCAATTCTGCAACTTCTTTTAATCTTTTGATTTTATGAGTTTCAATATCATTATCTACTTGATTAAATTTTTCTCTACGATACAATTCAATTTCTCTATTGATTATATTCTTTTCAATTTCCAAATCTCTCAATTCCTGAGCTTTGGTATTATTTGATTTATTTCTTCCAAACATAACGTTAGTTTTATTATTTATACAAATATACGAAATTTATCTGAGAATACCAAATGTTTTCTCAAATACTTTATTAAGTTCTAAAGTGAGCTCCCCCACCATAGTTATATTGTGGTGCATTTGAACTCCATCCTTTGGAATGATTACTAAATGGTTTGGCTGCTTGTGCGAATCTACCATATGATTGAACTGATTTAGAAGGTCCACCCATTGAATCCCAAGCAGATTCCCATTTCTCAGGCATTACACCATTTTTAAATTCTATAACTGGTGTATCTAAATCTTCCAATAATTGGGTTACCTCTTTAATTGGGAATTTGTAAAAGGTATTTACTCTAAGTGTTTTATCCACTTCTATAAAAAGTATAGAACGAGCTTTAAGTTTACATAACTTTAATCTTTTTGTTTTAGTTGCGGTTCCTTGTGAAACCGTTACATCAAAAATCTGTCCAGCGGGTACTCTATCAAAATTTATCATATCTTTTAGGGTTTTAAGTTATAACTCAAATATACAACAAATATTTGATAATTCCAAATAAAAAAGGGAAAACTTTCGCTTTCCCTTTAAATTATTGATATTCAATGTGTTATTAAACAATATCTTTCGATTCTATTAATGTATATGTAAACGATTTACCATGTATTGCACCTGATTTTCTCGTAATAACCATAAATTCTTCAAAATCAGCTGCTTTTTTGAATACTTGACATCCTTCAGACCAATTTTCAACATAAGTTGAATCTGCTCCAGCTTTGTGGATGTTGATACCAAAGATACCTTCTTGGATTTTGGTTTCATCATAGTTCATATCTCTATTAGCATCTCTATAAACCTTAACCGGCTTTTGTTGTTTAAGTGCTTCGTATTTACCTTGATGTAATCCCAATGTATGTGAACCTCTATATTGACCCGGAACTAAACGAGCAACTCCAGCTGCATTATGATATTCTTTAACTCCCTTTGTACCAGGGTCGGTTGTGTTTACCCATTCTTTGTAAATCCAATTACCACCATCTTTATATGATACTGAAATTGCATCATCAAATACGTTAGTAACCTTTGTACCGGTTGATGAATTTCTGATACCTACGATGTTTAAATCAAATCCTTTGTTAGAAGCATCTTCAAACCAAACGTATCCTTTTGATTTAACTGCTTTTTCAATTTGTTCTTTTGTGTACTTTGCCATAATTTTTTTATTCTGTTTTTATAAATATAACATTAGTACGAAATTGTTGTACTATTAGAATAACCGGTATTAATTAAGTAGTAATTTGAACTTCCACCACTTGTTGGATTATTTATTATAATTGAGGATGTTCCTATATAGGTAGGGCGTAAATCAGTAGTTGATGAATTTATTATATTATATTGTGATTGGGTAAATAATCTAACATTTGGTAAAGAATTTTCCC